TCATGCAGAGTTGTCTGTAATCCTCGTGGTTACATCAATTACGAAGATCGTGCAGACAATTTTACACTAAAAGTGGTTGAAGTATGAGCCACTGGACAATAAAACTGGAAGAAGATCCAGAAACTGGTGATTTAATCATGCCACTGACTCCCGACATGCTGTCACAAGTGGGTTGGGATGTCGGTGACACACTAATTTGGGAAGAATTACCACATGGTTCATGGAGTTTAAGGAAAAAAGAAGATGGAACAACTGAAAATACCACTGAGTGACACTGAAGAAGCAGTATATCAGTTGTTACAACAAGTAAACAGACTCGAAAGTGAAAATTTTGAGTTGCGTGAAGAGATTAAACAATTAAAATGGTCATTAATGGAGCAAGACTAACATGCCAAAATTTACATTTATCGGTGAACACACAGATTTATACGGAAAACCAGATGGTACTAAGGTAACTTATGAGTTTGAAGTTGATACTTTGGAAAATATTCTGGAAAATGCTGATTTATTCATTCGTGGTTGTGGTTATTTTCCACAAGGAACATTAGATTATATTCCTAACAGTGAATATTATGGTGAACCTGAGTGGCAAACTGAAGAATGGGAAACACCAACATTTGGTGCAGGAACTAATTTTGAATCTGGCGGAGCAGGTAACTTACACAGCCAACACTATTTTGATACTGAGAGGAACAAATAATGAGCAAAGTATTTACTGATGTAGAAGTTTTTCTCCGTGCAGTTGGTCAGACAGCTGGTGAGGATAATCCAAATCAAGCAGAATTATACAAAAAACTGATTGAAGAGGAATTTACTGAGTTTCATGATGCTCTTGAAGCACATGACGATGCTGAAACATTGGATGCATGCTTTGATATGATTTGGGTTATCGTTGGTTACATGAAATCTCGTGGTTGGGATTGTGAAAATTCATGGGATGAGGGTGCAAAATCCAATTTATCCAAGATTGATCCATTTACTGGCTATGTCAAGCGTCGTGAAGACGGTAAAATCCTCAAACCAGAGGGTTGGCAACCCCCAAATTTTGCAAAGTTTGTAAAATAAGTGTTGTCTTGCAACAAATTATGGTGTATAATAGTTGTATATTGAAGATTTAAGGAAATTTTGTTATGATTACACTATATTTGGACATGGATGGAGTTTTAGCCGACTTCAACAAATCCTACACAAGACTAAAAACACATGCACCTGACGGAAAACGATTCCGTGCAGCTGTCATGGAGCATAAAATCTTTGAAACACTTGATTTTATGCCAGATACGCAAGAATTATTGAACCATGTTGGAAAATTGCATGGTATTCATATTGAAATTCTCACCTCACTTGGCACTTTTGAGCCACTGCAAGGTGAAGAAGCAAAAATGCAAAAGTTGAGATGGTTAAATGATAAAAATATTCCCTACAAAGCAAATTTTGTTCGATCTAAAGAAGAAAAGTCAAAATATGCTACACCGACATCAATTCTCATTGATGATTCTGTTGGTTGTATTTCTCCTTTCATTGCCAAAGGTGGACATGGAATCTTACATACTAACGCAAGTGAAACAAATAGCATTCTTGATTCGCTAATTTTGCAAATTCGTGCTTTGGATGCATTAAGATCATGAACGATTTATTAAAACCTACTTTTGATTGGATTAGAGATGACTGGAGAAGTAACCCTACTCGATTTATTCTTGAGTTGCTTGCTTGGGCTATCAGCATTGGCTGTTCTCTCACGATGGCAATCACAGTCCCTAATCCTCCTCTTCTCTTACTATATCCTGTCTGGATTAGTGGCTGTGCAATTTATGCTTATGCTGCTTATACTCGGAAATCGTTTGGGATGCTTGCTAACTATATCTTGTTGACAAGTATTGATACAGTTGGTTTAATTCGGATGTTAATGCAATGAATCCCTTAGCTACAATGACAGTGGCATTACCAGTGCCACCACCACAGCCAACTTCACCTTCTCAAATTCTAACTCTACCGTATCCAATAAGTTATGAGTTTCAAGTTGTTGAACATGTTGATGAAACTGGTAAAATTCTTCGTGTGGCACTGCAAGTAAAACAAAATCAACATGACCAATGGGGTAATATTTTTGTACATGGAACTTGGAATGATGTTCCAAGAGTGAAAGTGAACTTTTAATTATGAATATATTTTATCTTGACACAGATACCAAGACTTGTGCAGAAATGCATCTTGATAAGCATGTAGTCAAGATGATTCTCGAATATGCACAACTTCTCTCCACTGCTCATCGTTTAATTGACGGAACTGAGTATGAAGGTAAGTCCATTTCAGGTCGCAAAGCAATGCGATGGAAATTAGATGACGAACGAGAAGACAACTTATACATGGCATCACATATGAAGCACCCATCTGGTCTCTGGTGTCGTCAGTCACAAGATAATTACTGGTGGTTGTATAATTTGTGGCGAGATCTCATGAGAGAATATACTCATCGTTACGGTAAACACCATGTTGCAGAAAAACTTATTCCATATTTGTCTTTCTGTCCTAGTAATATTCCTGTAACAATTGCAGATCCAATGCCACAGTGCATGCCAGATCAATACAAAGTTGTTGGTGATTCTATTCAAGCATATCATAATTATTATATTGGCGACAAACAATCATTTGCTGTTTGGACTAATCGTCCAATTCCTCAGTGGTATGTAGATGCATATAAAAAACAAAACTACAAAGCAGTTGCTAATGTAGATAAAAAGAACAATAAAGTTAGATTCAGAATGGTTTCTTTATAAATACAGGTATGAGGAGATATTATGCCAACATATAGTTTTAGAAATAAAGAAACAGGTGAGATTCATGATGAAATCATGCGCATTGCTGCAAAAGAGCAATTTCTACTAGACAATCCCCAACTTGAACAAGTTATCACAGGTGCACCTGCATTTGCTGGGGATCATATCACCATTAAAAAAGATACAGGTTTTAAGGAGGTGCTACAAAGAATCCACTCACTAACTCCAGGAAGTCAATTAGATAAAACATCATCCCAACTATAAGGATTTTTAATGGCTCGTGCTGCTACTAAAAAAATAACAGAAAATAATGAAGAGCGTGAAACGAAACCAATTGCTAGTAATCAACTTAAGATAAGACTAGACAACCTTAAAACTTTCCAGCCATTAACGGAGAATCAAAAACTATTTTTTGATGCATACAAAAGAGGAGATTATTTTGTAGCACTGCATGGTGTTGCAGGAACAGGTAAAACCTTCATTGCTCTATACAAAGCAATTGAAGAAGTATTAGATAAATCAAATCCATTCACTAAAATTATTGTTGTTCGTTCAGCAGTACAATCTCGTGAAATTGGTCATCTTCCAGGAGATGTGAATGAAAAGATGGAGATTTATCAACAGCCCTATCGTCAAATCTGCGAAACATTATTTGGTCGCAAAGACGCATGGGATCGTTTAGAAGAACAGCATCACATTGAATTTATTTCTACTTCGTTTATTCGTGGTATGTCTTTTGATAATGCAATTATTATCGTGGACGAGATGCAAAATCTAACATTTGAAGAAATCGACACAGTTATGACTCGTGTTGGACATATGTCTAAAATTATTTGGTGCGGAGACTATCGTCAGACTGATCTAAATAAGAAAAAGAACGATATGTCAGGAATTCTTAAATTCTTTGATATCGCCATGCATATGAGTGCTTTCACTAAGATTGAATTCACTCCAGATGACATTGTTCGTTCATCGTTAGTCAAAGATTATATTTTGGCTAAATTAAAGATAGAAGATCAGGAGACAAAATGAGTTTAATTACAGCTGAACAATTTAAGCATTTATTTCCTCTGGCACAAGATCCAGCATCTTGGGCAGAGTCAATGAATAGTGTATTTCCAACTTATGATATTAACACACCAAAACGAGTTGCTGCATTTCTTGCTCAGTGTGGACACGAATCAGGTGGTTGGACAGTATTTGAAGAAAACCTAAACTATTCTGCACAAGGATTAAATGGTATCTTCAAAAAGTATTTCCCAACATTAGAATCTGCACAGCCTTATGCTCGTCAACCTGAAAAGATTGCGAACAGAGTTTATGCAAATCGTATGGGTAATGGACCAGAAGAATCTGGTGATGGATACAAGTATCGTGGTCGTGGACCAATCCAGTTGACTGGAAAATCAAACTATATGCAATTCGCAAAAGATATGTTTGATGACTGGGAGAATTTGTTTAACAATCCAGACTGGGTTACAGCAGATCGTGACTTCGCATTGATGTCAGCAATTTGGTTCTGGAACAAAAATGGTCTTAATGTTCAAGCAGATGCTGGTGACATTAAATTAATGACCAAAAAGATTAATGGTGGTTACATTGGTCTTGATGATCGTATCAAACACTACAATGAGGCAATTAACTTACTTACATAATGAAAAAATTTATTCGTCATGATTTTCCCAAACTTGAGAGAGATACGAAACCAGATGGTACTAGAGTCTACAAGACGCCATCTGGTTTTGCCTATCCCTCCGTTACAACAGTTACAGGACTGCACTCAGCAAAAGGTATCGCACAATGGAGAGCAAGAGTTGGTGAAGAAGAAGCAAACCGAATTAGTTCAAGAGCATCGAGTCGTGGAACAAGAATCCACAATCACTGCGAATCCTATTTGCTTGGAGAGTCTTTTGAACCAGATATATTTGATGCGGAGATGTTCAACTCAATCAAACCACTCTTAGATGACATCGACAACATCCACGCTTTGGAAGATCCTCTCTATTCCGATCATCTTGCAGTTGCTGGTACTGTGGATTGTATCGCTGAATTTCGAGGACGATTGTCAGTTATTGATTTCAAAACTTCAAGCAGGGCAAAAGACAGGGATGATATTCACAACTACTTCATGCAAACATCAGCTTATGCAGTTGCATTTGAAGAAAGAACTGGAATTCCCATCGGCAACATGGTCATTATAATGGCAGTTGATAACGATTCACCAAGATGGTTTGTTGAGAAACGAGACAACTGGATTGGCGGTTTCAAAAAGTTGCGATTAGAGTATAAAAACAAATTTGGCTTGTAATACTAAATATTGTATAATAGATGTATTGCTGTATGAAGCAAAGAGAAAAGTGTTCTGGACGGGAGTTCGATTCTCCCCACCTCCACCAAAAGCATAATCGATATGCACATAGCATATAGAGACATAAGAAACGGGATTATGCTTCTGATGGGGGTGACTAGGTTTCGACAGGGCAAAGAGTAAACAAGTGGACAGCACAGTAGGCGATGACTGTAAATCAAGCAAATAAAGTAAATGCAAATGACGCATTTTTCGGAGAAGTTCGCTTAGCAGCGTAACCTCCGTGGGGTTTCGCCAGCTGTCCTTATTACCAAATCAGCTGGCATTTTTATTTGGGTATTCCCATGTCCAAGAACCATCTGGTAGATATTTTCTTTTTCTACCAGTGACTGTGTTAGAAAGTTTAGTTGAACCTTTCTTACCATTGTCTGCTGATTTTGGCATAAGCATACCAGATGTTGTTGGTTTACCTTTTCTAGAATTTGACATTTTTTCTAGAGTTTGATTGGAGTAGATACCAGTTTTACCTTTGTTCCAAGGATCAATACCTTTAGGTTTTCCTTGTTTTTGGTTATAGTATCGCACTCCATATTCATATTCTTTTATTTTTGAGATAAGGGAATATTCTAAAGATAAAGATTCGTTTCTAGAATCACATATTTTTAGAATCTTTCTTTTGAATTCAGTTGGGCGATATCTTATCTCCCCACTAAGCCATCTAGAAGATGATAAGTAGTTATCGGAGACTGAACCTGAGTGTGACCCGATGTAAAACATTTTTCTGGTTTTATCATACCAGAGATATACAA